CGATGGTGTCGCGGTCGAGGTCAGTCAGCAGGCGGGTGCCGATGCGCGGCTCAAGGATGCGGATCTTGTCCTTGTCGTCCTCGATGCTGCGCTTGTGGCCGCGCTCGGCCAGCCATCGCTTGGTGGCATCGTTCCATGACTTCTTGGGGCGCTCCTTGAGCATCCCGCTGCGCCAGAGTTCCGCACGGCGCTTGTCGTGGAGTTCCTGGGCCTGCTTCTTGTCGCTGGTCTTCAGGCTCTCGCGGATGCGAGCGCCGTTGATCATCGTGTCAATCCAGTAGGTCGTGCCGCGCAGTTTGAGGCTCATGTCGTGGGTTCCTGTTGTGTTGTGCGCCCCGTAGGGGCAAGTTTTATTTGCGAACGATCACTCGACGGCAGGTAACGAAAGCAAAGCCGTTGGGGATCTTCCATTGCCCAGGCATACCCGGCACCTTGCCGATGCGCTGCGCGGTCGGAAACATGGCGAGAAGCATTGCTTCTGCGGCGGGCACGCCAAACTGGTCAGCGGGCAAGTGGAATTCTGTCGCGGTCATGTCAGTTGTTCCAGGTGCGCCCCCGTAGGGGCGGGGTGGGTGGTTAAGCTGCGATGCTGTCAGCAGTGGCGGCTTTGTAGATTGCCTCAGCGCGGATTTCATCCAACTGGAAATCTTTCATTTGGTAGGCCATCAATGCCATGCCGCAATAACGTTCAGCGATGATTTCACCGCGCTCATCCGCTTTCTTAAGTAATCCAGAGACAGCGCGGCCTGCTTCTTCCATTGCGGCATCAAGGCCTACGAGCGGAACAAAAGCGCAAACGACTTCGGGGGTCACAATCTCGGAAAGAAAGTAAGTGTTCACAGAATTGAAGTACGGGGTCATGGCACTGCTCCTTGGTTGGTGTGATGAGATTATTGCAACATCAAGAGGGAGTGTCAACGGACTTTCTAGGCACAATCGCAAATTAGTTGTGTCTGCCCCACATAGCAATCAGACACGATTCCGCTTTTCCATCGTCCTTGACCCGGCTGAACTCGCGGGCCATCGCGGGCCACAGTGCAGCAGCACGCGCCCGTGCAGCGTCCTTGCCTGTGTTTAGTTGCAGATCCTTCTTCCACTTGGCAGGCGTGACCGTGCGGACGGGAATCGCAAGGCCCGCCAGGACGCCTAAAGCGATCCCAAAGGCCTGCCCAAAGGCGAACATGCTGGTCACGCCCTGACCCGGCATCGCATTGACCTGCTCGACCACCGCGACCGCGCCTTGGTCTGCAAACAGCCGCAGTTCAGCGGCCAGCATCTCGGCACTGATCCGCTTCTTCTTCTTGCCGCCCACCTCGATCTCGACAGCGGGCATATCGAAAACATGGATCAGAACGCCGTCGTCAAGGATTGCAACAGCGCCTGATGCGCCTGGGTCGATTCCGATAATGAACATTCACTTCACCAAAAAAAAGTACTGGTTGTCGTACTCGCGCCAGATCCGGCCAGCTTTGATTGCCGAGACCGTTGCCTGACTGATTCCGTACTGCGCTGCGATCTCTCTTTGCGTTCCCTCCGCCAGCCTGATCTCTTGTGCCTGCCCCAGCGTCAGACGCGCCCTGCGGCGTGCTGCCACGCTTAACTTCGCCCTGACCACATGCCCAGGCGTGAGCCTTTTCTCCTTGGACAGCAGTGCTTGCAGTTTCTTTCGGGTGCAGACCAGCAGATGCTCTGGCTTGACGCAGCGTGGGTTCCTGCACACGGTCGTGACCAGCATCTTGTCCAGAGATCGGTTTAGGTGCTCCTTTGCAATGACGCGCCTGACGGTCTGTGCCTGACCACGCCACATAAGAACAGGCGTGTTCTTGACCATGGCGCTGTCCCATTCCCAGCAGTCACCCACTAGGATCGCATGGCTTGTGACACGCTCAATCAGGGTCATTCTTTCCCGCCACCGCGCACAGTGCGTAAAGCAGAAACGCCAAGACGCTTCCACACAGCATCCCAACAACAAAAGAGATCCAGTTCATTTGCGAAGTTTCTCCAGTGTTCTTACTGACTTCTTGATTGCAGCGGCCTTCTCTTTCGCGGCCTTGGTCGGTGCCTTGACCTCGATGTCATCCGGGTGCGTGCTGATCCGATCCAGCAGGTCATCAACAGGCTGCGTGTGTGTGGTTCCTGACGCCACAACGCTCACGGGGAACTGGTTCTTTGTGTCGATGACCGCGCTGATTAGGCTCCCGTTGGTCTGATGCAGTTCGATGCTGGAAAAGTGCGGCCCGTACTCGCGGATGGACTCAGGGCCATTGACAAACATCGCGCCCGTCTCTTTGTGCCTGTACGCGACCCAGTTCTCGCCACCGTCCTGAGGATCTGCGAATGGAACAAGGTCGGGGATCATCAGGTGGTCATCGCAGCCTGTGCGCTGATCCTGTTCTGACAGCAACTCACCCTTCACAGAGCAGCGCCACCGCGCGTCATCAATGGGCGTGGCGTGGCAGCAGGTACGGCAGTTTGGTTCTGCCGCCTGCCCTCCGTGGCAGTGCTTCCAGAAGGGGCAGTACTTGCATTCAAAAAAGTCCTTGTCGGTGCTAATCCGCCAAGGTGGTGTTGTGGACTCAATGAGCCTCTCAGCGCGAGCCATCAACTTTGCGAACTCATCTTTGTCAAAATGCACCCACTCGCTGTAGAGGTCGTCTGTGTCCTTGTTGACCGCGAGGTACAGCGCACGGTCAAGGGTTATCAGACCCATGTAGATCTGCATCTGCGCGAAGTGCTGCGGCTTAGCGGCCTCAACACCCTTCCTGACGACCTCGCTGAAGCTCTTGTTGTTGTGTGTCTTAAACTCCAGCACCGCAGGCGTCTTCGGTGCCTCTGCCAGATTCTTCGCAACCCCGTCGAGCGAGCCTGCGAAGTGCCCATCGCACGCGCTCACACGCCACTGTGAGCCCGTCTCCGGGTCGGTCTGCCAGACCGTCGCGCCAATCGCCTGAAGCTCTTCCACAAGCCGCTGCTCTTCACGCGACCCGGTGTCGAACATCCGCAGCAGCCTGCCGGGAAAGTCAGGCTTGAGCGCCCACCTCCAGGTCAGCCAGATGTAGCGGTCGCACTTGTGCCCAATGATGCTGGCTCCCATGTGCGGTCGGTGCTGCTGCGGCTTGCTGCTGTACCACTTGACGATCTGCGCCGCTGTGGTGTGCTGAGATTCAGGGATTGCGGCCATGATCAGCCCCAGGGACGCTTTGTGGCCTGCGGTGCGGCGGCAGGCTTGGGCTGGGGCTTCGCGGCCATGACGGGCGCATAGTCGAAGATCACGTTGCGCTGATCGTCCTTCTTGTCGATCCCGACCACTGCGATGAAGGGCAGGTCGTGCAACTGCTCGCTGTCCTCGACATGCTCAAGGCCCAGAGCGAGGCACAACTTGGCAAGCGCCTCCTGTGCGATGCGTACTGCGGTGCTGTTCGGGTTGTCGAGGTTCAGGCGCTCCCAGTGCCGACGCCCGCTGAGATCGCCGCTGGCGATCTGCATCTCAAGCTCAAGGTACGAGCCGGTGCCTGCTTTTGTGGGCTTGCTGGCGCTGCGGGTGATGACCATCTCATACTCGCCAGCAGGCAGCGGGCCGTAGGAAGTGGAGGGGCGCTCGGAGAGCGTGACGGATGATGCAGAAAAGTTCAGGGTTGCCATCGTTTGACCTCAGTTGTTGTTAGCCGCGAGTGCGGCAGCGAATGACTCCCAATCAAGCGGGAGATTCTTCAGGCCAAACCGATTCCCTGCCATGTGGGCAGGATGCGGCTCGACATGCAGAATTCTTTGCCCGGTGGTGCGGGCCTTCGTTTCGGACTTGCCATACCCGGCGTCCGACTCGACCGTAGTGATCTTGTAGTTGGCCCAGCCGATGATGTCTGCCCACTCCATGACCAACGCAGCAGCGCGGTCGTGAAGTTTCAGAACGTACTGGTCATAACCATCGTGAAGAGGGCTTTCAAATCGTTTCACGCGATCATGTGCGATCAAGATGACGGCCATGTTCTTCTTGGAGCGCAGCGTCTCCAAACCATTGAGCAGATTGCGCCACTCTTCTGCGGCGCTGATGTAGCCGCGACCGTAACCGGGTGATTCAATGGTTGCCCACTTGTTGGCCGCGCAGACATGCTGATGCACCAGCGGCTCAAGCCAGTCGAGCGAGTCAAGGAACACGCTCTGGAAGTCATGCTCCTCATTCAGCAGCGTGCTGATCGCCTGATAGACATCATCAAGGCTGGTCGCCAGCGGGAATGCCGATGCATCAACCGCATCAGCGCCGTCTTCGGTAAGGATGCCGATGGATGCGGGGGCCATGCTGGCGAAGGTGGTCTTGCCGATCTTGCCTGGGCCTGCGATGACGATCTTGGGCGCACGCAGCCGCTTTGTGCGCCGGATGGATGAGAGATCAAACATTGGTCTTTTCCTGTCGTGGTGTGGTGGCCGCATCATCGCGGGCCTTTTGTTGCAGACGCGCCAAGAGGCGAGCCTTGCGAAACGTCCTGCGGATGTCTGTCTTGTGTGCAGGGACGTACTTAAATCGTGGGTCTAGGATCGATCTCATAGCGGGAAGAAGGGCCAGCCCGCGAGCAGGCATCCAAGAATGACACCGAAAAAAATCATTGCTGCTACCTCTTTCATGTTTACTCCAAAGTTGACTTCAAGCTCTTCATCAGAACTCGATCAACCGTCTGCTGCCAAACGGCTGACCGCGTTTCAATGCCTTTCGGTGCTATGCCTTGCCCTGCGCTGCATTGCGGTGCCTTGCCTTAGAGTCCTTCATCAGAACTCGATCAATTCCCTGTCGCCAAGAAACTGACCGCGTTTCGATGCTTTGCGCTGCCTTGTGTTGCACTGCATTGCACTGCGATGCCCTGCCTTAAGCCTCAACGAGACTCGGACAACCGCCTAGATAACCAAGCGGCTGACCGCGTTTCATTGCCTTGCTCTGCACTGCCCTGCTTTGCGGTGCAGTGCGATGCCGTGCTTCAGAGTCAAAACAACTCGGGTAGCCCACTTTGCAATGGGCTGCCCGCGTTGCTTTTCCATGCGTTCCAGTGCAATAGCCTGCGATGCAACGCCTAGCCATACCTTGCATTGCCCTGCAACTCGGCGCACTACGTCAATTCAAAACAGCATCTTCAGCATCACCACCAGGACGGAACCTAGACCGCATACCGCTGCGGGCAAGCTCGATCCTGGCCTCAACCTGATCGTGACGATCCTTGTACTGCCGTGGCGTGTTCTTGCTAAGGATCGCAGCCCGAGATAGTTTGCGTTGGGCCGCATCGATATAGACCTCGACCTGCTTCGCATTCTCACTCGGCAGCAGCACCCGGTAACCGCTGGGCGTGCCAGCGATGTACCGACCGACCTTGAGCAACTGCCCGCGCACATAATCAACCGCAGCAAGCTCAATCAGAGACGCCTGATCAAACTGCGCCTTGGTGCCGAATTGCGGCAACTTGATCCCCAGAAGCGCATGAACGGTTTCCGTAGTGATCTCAGCACCGTAGGCCAGCAGGTCACGGCTCTCAAGCTCCGCGAAAAAGTCCCTGTAACGATCCTTGCGCTCGCTCATCAGATCACCTCGACCACGGCACGCCCGAACGTCGGACGCAGATCGCCAAAGCCGACATACTTGCCTGAGTAGGCCGCGATGCGGGTGAGCATGCCGATGTCCATGATCTCGTCATCGAACTCGACCTTCACCTCAAACGACCACTTGTGAAAGATCGGGAAGCACTTGACCACACGAACCTGCCCCTGCGGCAGAGCCATGGTGTGTACAAACTTCTGGTTTTTTACAACATCAGCCGGAGCCTTCACGACGTTCTGACCATCGTAGGACAAAGGGATCTTCATGCTCTGTACGAAAAACGCGCCACGAGTTTTGTCACGCGACAGCTTGGCAACACCGAACGCCGATCCAGCGATGGACTCGATGACCCATGAGCCTGGGACATACACGCCGCCAGCCTCGTCGTCAAAGTAAAGCTTTGACGAGACCTCAAGATCGCGCAACTCAAGATAGTCATCATCAGTGCGACGGGTCTTCTTGTCGTTGATTGCCTTCATCTTGCGAGCGTAGGAGTTGAACCGATCAACCGTTTGAGGGTTGTTCAGCAGGAGACCGCCAAGACCTTTAGCGGAGAGAGTTGCGGTTTGCATTGCCACGATTTATTTCCTGTTCGGCAGGGTTTCCTGCCATGTGGTTGAGAATCAAAACGGTGCTTCTTCAAACTCAGGCTCAGGCGGCTGATACCGCTTAAGCCGTTTGACTGGGATGCGGACGTTGCGCGGGAAGGGCCAGCCGTCTGCGTTTGCGAACCTGACAACGGCCATGTGGCCGTCCACCTCGACCACAACGCCCGGAGGCGTGTAGTCGGGGTGCTGGACTTTGGTGCCGGGTTTCATAGTCAGATCTTCAGAGTGCGCGGGCACTTCCAACGGATTGCTTCTGCCGGAATCCTTCCCTCTTCCATTTCAACCAAGATGAACAACTGCCACTCTGATTGCTTGCTAACAGTCGCGCCTGCGCTGACAGCATCGGCTTTGAGGTCGAGGAAGTAAGCTGCGAACTTGCTGCGGGCCTGTGCTTCGGTCATCTCGTTTGCTCCGGTTCGTGCTGCGTTGTCGATGTGTGTATTTGAGCATACCGTTGCGAATCGCTCAACACCTAGCACGGGGCAATGTCTCACTTTTTGCAACATCGACACAATCAAAACCAAGCCGCTGCCGGGTCGCGCTTGGGCACGATGGTCGTGCGCTGGGGTTGCTCGATAGCCTTTTTGCGCCGCTCGACCTTGAGTTCACCTTTGACCAGCACGGCATCAGGACGCCCATCAAACAGCCCCCAGAGCGTCACAGACGCGCCGCGCTGCAATCGCCAGCCAGCGATCCGCACCTTTTCGAGTTCGCGCAGTTCTTTGATGGCCCTGCGAACCACAGACTCGCTGTATTTAGTCTCAGCCATCATCTCGATGACGCTCAACATTGGATGACGCGCAAGCGCGGCCAGGACGTTCTTGTTGCTTAGTGCAATGAACTGTGCCTTCGGGTCTGGTGCAGCAGCAGGCTCCTTGCCTGTCCAAGAGTAAATGTGCGTTGGTGTCGTCGAGTTGTAGGTGCGCTTGTAGGCCACGATCTTTATGTAGCCATCCTTCTTCAGAATAAGGACTGAACTCTTGACCGTGTTGCGCCCGTGCTTGATCGCCCGCGCAAGGTCATCAATGGACATCTGCTTGCCCAGGCGCATGTGGTTCATGATGCGTTCAGCGCACGTTGCCATTGCTCTTCCTCGCTCGGATGGCGTCGGCAAAAATCTCACGACCTTTGATTTTCACGTTCTCGCACACTTTCGCACACGCCTCGCGCTCGGCTGCGGCCACAAGTTCGCACAACTTCCAAACAGCCTCGCCGGTCACAACGATCCCAGCCTCTACCGCCATGCGGGTGATTTCGTCGCGGGTCATACCTTGCCCCTTGCGCGGATGGCGTGGGCGATAACCCCGCCGGTTTGAAACGTCCTGTCGAACACCTCTACTGCCTTCGCACACGCTTCGCGCTCTCGCTCCACCGCCCTCCGCACATTGACGCAAGCAGGCCGGTCGCAGTCTGGGCCGCAGGAGTGGATGCTGTCGTACGACAGGTGAGTGGCGATCATTCGGGCGAAGTTGATGAGGTCGAGTTGATCCCAATGCCCGCCGTCCCGAATCATCCGGGCAAAGGAGATGATCTTTTCGTCGGTCACTTGTTCTTCTCCTTCAGCGCGGCCTCGATGGCTATGGCAAGGTCATGCTTGTCGATTGCCACTCGCGCAATGTCATCAATCTCTGATCTAGTCAGGCCTTTCCACTCGCGGCGGCAGCAGTGCCCGCACCTAGGGCATTCAAACTCTTTGAGCGCCTCTTGGTAGTCGGCCCAAGCTTGCTTCAGCGCCTCGCTAGGCTCTGTATCCGCCCAGCGCCCGCACAGGCTGCACTTGATGCCCGCCCACATTGGATGCAGGCAGTGATCGCATCCTTTGCTCATGACTCACCCTTCGCACGCACAAGCTTCTCGGCCTCGCGCTGGCGGTCGAGTGCGCTGCGCTCTTCAATGTCGATCTGCTCGATGATCTTCTCAAACGCAACGCACTGCTCACACTTGTAGCAACGATGCTCGCAGCGCTTGTAGATTGTTGTTGACCACTTACTCACCACGCCCCCCGCACTCATGGCAGGTTGACCCGTCATACATGCCCTCGCCCGAGCCGTTGCACTCGCGGCAGACACCTTCTTCATCTTCATCACTGCGGAACCAGTCCATCAGCCGCTTGAGCCTGATCTCGATCAGTTTTTGGTCAGGCTCATTGAATGGATTTCCAAGCCATGCGTTGTGCAGGCTCGATGCGCGGCGGTGGAGTTCCTGCAATTCTTTTAAGTACTCCTTGGAGACTTCCACGTTCATTCCTGATCCTTCACAAAGACGCCGTCGCTACGCAGGATGCCCTTGCGGTCTTTGATCTGATCGTATGCAACTGCGAGACAGCCCGTGATGTTCACGCCTGCCAGACGGGCACCGATCAGCAGCGTGACCAAGATGTCGCCGTAAGCGTCAACAGTTTCGGTCAGGTCTTCGCGGTACAGGGCGCTGATCAGTTCGCCCAATTCTTCGTGGGTCTTGATCGCCTGGGCGAGCGCGGTCGAGTTTGGGATGATCTGGCGGTCTCTGGCCCACTGGATCACTTGTGTCTCAAGTTCGCTGAATGTGTTCATGTCGTTGCGTCATCAGATTGCGGAAGTCGCAACGTGCCACAAAGACCATGGGTGCGTCAAGCGAGGCTTTTTGTGCAGTGTTTTGTGCGCGGGGCTGATCGTGGCATATGCTATCTGTTGTGACAACTGCAACCCACTTGGAACATTCACATGATTCACACAGTCCACGACCTGAACCCTGCATTTGCCGTTATCGAGAAACTTGGCGGCAAGACAGCCCTCGCGGGCGAGTTGGGCCTGCACAAAAGCACCCTTACACGCTGGTGCCAGCCCCGTCCCGAGGGGACTGGCGGACAGATCCCGCAGAAGTATTGGCCCAGTCTCATGGGGATCGCGCGTTCGCATGGGGTGCGTCTTGGCTTGAAGGATCTGGCGGTGCTTGAGTGATGCTTGCGACGATGACAAATTCAGACTTTCTGCAAGAGGTCTTCGGGGAGTTCGACTCGGGCACCTTC